GACGAAATCTAACTTTGTCGGAAACATACCAACCGTTCTCGTTAGTATAACGAGTATTTTCTTTGTTTACTCCGGGCTTAAAAAGAATTTTTTTGAGCGGCACGATTCACCTCATCAATGCAGCTTCTGCCGCACGGCGGCGGGTAAGTCCGGGGAGGATTCTGCCGTTTGCTTTATTCCATTTGAGGCACTCATTTGCTGCACCGTCCCAATCTCCCGCGTCAACACGTCGTTTAAACGTGGAAATCCTGTAGTTTCCTAGTCCGCAATTGTACGCCCAGCTTGTGACTGCGGCAATCCGTCGAGGCGAAGCGTTAGCAATCCTTGGCGACATCTTTAATAACCCACGAACGAAATACTCAATGTGGTGATCTAGGGCATCCTCACATTGCTTTATTGTCCAAACAGTTCCCGGCTGAATGTCTGGGCCGGTAGATCCCCAACCGATTGTCCACGGATTTCCCTTGGTTCCCGGATCAGGATAGGAGGTTACGGTTCCATCAGGCAGAAGCCTAGCCAGCCCTTCAAAGGGCTTGATGAGTACATCTCTAGCTAGCGCTTTTGCCTCTTCATTCACGATTTGCGATATTTTTCCAGCGGCCTACTAACGAAGAAGAATGTGAGCACCATCGTAAAGATGCCAAAATCATCTTCATCCCAGACTTGAGTTACGACTTCTGTCCAGTTCGCGCCCGTTTGAAACGCCATAACAAGCGCAGCCGCCTTAACCGATGCATACATGAAAAATAAACACCAAGTGATGCCGGGGCGTACAAGAGCAGATATTCCAGCCACAAACCAGCCCGCAGCTTTAGCCGTTTCAGCCTGTTCTTTAAAGGCCTCTTTGATGGAATCCAATTGTTGGATAGAGTAATCCACATATTTTTCCTCCACTCGGAATTCGCCCCTGAGTTTCTCCAGATCAGTCTGGAGTTGGAACATATTTAACTCGTGAGCGCGTTCATTCTTCTTATCTAGGAATTTCAGCACTTCTGGTGCAAGCCTGAACAGTCCACCGAAGATACTGCCGAGGAGACCGCCTGAGAGGAGATCAAACATCTTCTTTGGGAGCAGGCAACTGAGGAACCGCCTGAGATTTGATCTTATCAACCAGTGCAGCTACCTGGACATACGGCATGTTGCCCAATGCAGCCATAATCTGATTGACTTCGTCGATGCTGAATTCTAATTTAATCATGATTGGTTCCAAGGAAGTGGAGTGTTTTGCGGGGAAACGGGAGGCGTGATCATCTTTTTCATCGCCAAGACTTCTTTCATGCGTTGTGAGTGCTGCGCTCTTTTTTCAGGGTCTGACCATGCAGACTTAATTTTCTCATGATGCTCCCTAGATAGCGACCTGCCCTTCATAGCCAAACTTTTTTTCTGACTAGACTCTTCGGACATTACACGACCACGCCGCTGCTCACCAAGTTTCAAGCGCAACTCAAGTGGCATCGGCTCTTTCATTTTGTAAACCTTACCGGTGTTGTTTGGTGGTTTACCTTTTTTAGCCGCAGACATTTTGGCTCTGGTTTCATGTGACAGCTTTTTTCCAATATGAGTTTTTGACATTTTGGCTTTAGCTTCATCGGTACGTTTTTGACCAATTTGCTTTTGTCTTATTTTTTCTACAACTTCAGGCGGTCTTGTCTTGCCTTTAGATGCCAAAGACATTTTTAACTTTGTAGCCTCAGAAATTTTTTTGCCTTTCTTGGTTGATGCTACGTATTTAATGGCTACAAATCTTGCTTGCTCATAAGACTTTGAATTTAATCGTCTGCCATTGCATAACTTCATCGTCCAAAAAGCATTTGCCATTTTGCCGTTTTTGTATGCTTTCCATAGCAACCAGTGAGCAATGAAATGCACCCTAGGCGACAAAGCAACCAAGTTTTCTTTCTTATTGCTACCACCCATTGAGCGAGGAACAATATGATGCTTTTCCACCATGCCAGATGGTGGATTAAACTTGGCCCACTCTATCAGCTTGATATAACGAGCATAGTAATGATTGTTTACGCTGTAGTCCACGGCAGGGGAGTATTGGCTGGAGAAACGGGAGGGTTGGCAAGTGATTCCAGTTGGCCCTGCACACAGGCTTGTGCGCTGTCAATCTGAGTTTGTGGAATCCAGCCAAGGACAATCTCTGCGGTAAGTTGATCGTAAGGAACAATTGGCCCTTGCTGGTCAGCAGAGTTGAATGTCGTATTGCCGCCGATGGATGCGGTGTATTGACCGTCTACCCCTTGTACTTCCCAAAGTACGTTGACAACGTAGTCAGGTTCAGGAGTAGGAAGGGTGTACATCCGAGTGATGGTGGTGGTGAATTGGGTCATTTCAGTTTCCTTTCAATTGAGATTTGAGGCTTTCCACTTCCGCTGAGAGTTGTTTAACAGCATTGATAAGATGCCACACAAGAGGATCGGTGCTAACCGACAAAACGCCCGTGCTGTTCTCCGTGACGCACTCCGGAAGGACTTGCTGAATTTCCTGAGCGATAACACCTAACTGCACACCGTCCTTGTTAATTGCGGCGTGATCTGGCAACTCTGTGATTTCTTCCGGCTTACGATATTCAAAATTGCGAATGCGGATTTGTTTGATTTTCTCAAGACCCACCGTGTTATCCACGATGTTTTTCTTAATGCGTTCGTCAGAAGTCGTTTCCCAAGTGGTGACGTTCTTTTCGTTGTATGCGCCGTTAGTGCCGCCAATAAAAGCAGTATCGTTGCCCTTGCCGGTCAAGCCCTGACCTACAACAGTTTGATCATTTCCGTTGTTTGCAGAGGGGTCAGAGCCATCACCGATAATTGTGTTTCTTGCGCCAGTTGTGATGACATCGCCAGCCTGATAACCAACAGCAGTGTTGTTGGAGGCGGTTGTGTTGGAAAACAGGGCAGCACTACCAACTGCCGTGTTATAAGAGCCGGAAGAGCCAGATACATTGCCAATCAAGGCTGTGCTACCAATAGCGGTGTTGTCACTACCAGTTTGGTAATAACCCGCTTGGTCACCAAAACCAGAGTTTTTAACGCCAGTAGAGTTGGTGTAGAACGCATACGAGCCAACGCCCGTGTTGTTCGTGCCAGTCGAGGTCTGATATAAGGCTTGCCGACCAACGGCTACGATTCGACCGCCAGTAGGATTGGCTGTGTACGCAGCTTGATAACCTACTGCGGTCAAACTATCTACATTGGTATTTGAATACCCAGCCTGATAACCAACAGCAGTGCCACCAGAGGCTGTGGTATTGGAGGAAAGTGCCTGAGTTCCGATGGCGATGTTTTGCCCTCCAGTGGTGTTTGCATTCAGTGACTCCGCACCAAGACCAACGTTATTGTCGCCTGTTGTATTTGTTGAAAGAGAAGATCGACCAATTGCGGTGTTGTAAAAGCCTGTGGTGTTGGCATAAAGCGCGCTATAGCCAAACGCAGTGGTTTCGCTTGTTGTATTTGATCTGGCGGCTTGATAGCCAACCGCTGTCACTCGAGCGGCGGTAACTCCCGAATAAGCAGCCTGATAACCAACAGCAGTATTGTTGGAGGCGGTGGTGTTGGAAAATAGTGCTTGAAAACCAGATGCCGTATTGGAACCACCCGTTATGTTGGAAAATAGTGCTTGAAAACCAGATGCCGTATTGGAACCACCCGTTATGTTGGCGTACAAAGCGTACCGACCCACAGCGGTGCTGTTTGCTCCAGATGTATTTGAAAGCAACGCGCTTTCGCCAACAGCAACAAGGCTTGTGCCAGTATTAGAACTGGACAAAGCATTTGCACCAACAACCGTGTTTGAAGGCAGTGCGCCCACACCACGGCCCACGGTGATGCCGTAAACAGTCAGGTCAGTGCCGGAGTACAGGAGATTGGAAGACTGGGCAACAGCCGAGGTAGAAGACGCGTAGAAGACCTGATTCGCGGTAAAGGAAGTCAGACCTGTGCCGCCGTTGGTCGTCGCAAGCGTACCGCCTAAAGTAACTGCGCCTGTCGTTGCTGAATTAGGCGTAAATCCCGTTGAACCAGCACTGAAAGAAGCTACTGTGCTTCCCGTTAAGGCTACCGTCCCCGTCGTGTCAGGCAGTGTCAGTGTCCTATTCCCGCCAAGTGTTGTCGGAGTCAATGTGACTTTATAGCTAGACGATCCACCGGCGCGACCAATAAGCTCAACACCGTCTTGTGTTGCCGCTGCGCGAGTCAAAATACCTGATGCGCTGGTTGATGTGATAGACCCTGCGCCAGCAATGTCACCCGTAGAGTCTGCAATCGTGACAACGGAGTTCTGAACTAACTTACCCGTAGTACCGTCAAATCGTACGACTGCGTTGTCGGTAACCGTACCGGCCCCAGCCATGCCAACAATCACATAGTCCGTGCCGTTAAATGCAACAACCGCAGTTTGTCCGGGCTGAAGTGTGATACCCGTTTGGCCTGTGGCTTTGAATGTCAGCGTATACGTCGCATCCGCATTGATAAGTCTGTATGACCTAGCAGGGTTAGTACCCGTATTACCTACAGTAATCGTTGAGTTTTGAGCGAGTGAGGTAACCCTGAACCCTGCGTATTGACCACTAGTGGCTGTTATGTTGGTACCAGAAGAATTACCTTCGGTTGTTTCAATCGTCAAAGCGCCGGTCGTAAAATTAGCACTTGTCAGGTTTGACATCCCCGCAATCGCAATATCCATGTATTGCGTCAAGCCATTGTTTGTTGTATCGCCCCAAGTACCAGACTCCGTACCTGTAACAGGAAGCGGAAGATCTAAAAGGGTTGTGCGGTTAACAGTCATAATTCACCTCAAGTCGAAATCAATGACCAACTGGGAGTTTGCGTCGTATTAATAATGCCCCATCCCGGCGTTTGGTTACTGTTGATATTTTGCCAGTTTGCTGTCTCTGAGTCATCAATAAGCTCCCAGAGTTTCCTTCCATCTATAACATCTGTTGCCGTGGCTGATTCAATGATTGTTGAACCAAACGTAATACCTGCGCTATCAACTTCTGTCCCGGTCGCTGATTCTGTAATCGTTGCCAGAAACTTAATAAGCGCACTGTCAAGATCTGTCCCTGTTGCCGATTCAGTAATCGTTGGATTAATACTAAGATTTGTCCCGACATTGTCCGTACCGGTGGCTGACTCATCAACTGCTGAGGAGTAGGCGTTCTGTGACATAACATCATCAGTGCCTGTGCCTGTCTCTGCAACCACTGAATCAAACTTAACCAGAGAGCTAACTGCATCTAAACCTGTCCCACTTTCTGATACATCACAGGGGTATTGAGGGGTTGCGCTGATACTGTCTGAACCTGATCCCGTTTCTGTGACCAAGGTAAGGAATTTAATAAAGGCTTCTGTACTGTCTGTCCCTGTGGATGTTTCTGAAACACTCGCTTCAACTTGTACAAGTGATGAGGGATCATCTGTTCCTGTCGCCGTTTCTGCAACCGTTGCTTGGAACTTTGCAAGCGCCGAAA